AAAGAGTATGACGCAAACGTATGGGTGATAGGTAATTACGTACTAAAAGCAGTATTAAATTATGACCCATTAGGAGAAAAACCATATGCTAAAACATCGTTTATTAAATCCCCTGGGGCGTTTTGGGGTAAAGGTATACCAGAAATTATTGAAGATGTCCAAAATGTTTGTAACGCAGCTACAAGAGCGCTTGTTAATAACATGGGCATATCTAGTGGGCCTCAAGTCGAAGTTAACCTCGAAAGGATCCCGCCGAACGAAGACATCACGCAGCTCCACCCGTGGAAAATCTGGCAAGTAACAAACGATCCTCTCGGTTCTAATTCCCCTGCCGTCAGGTTTACGCAGCCTGAAGATAACGCTAATACTCTAGCGGCTATCTATGATAAGTTTGCTAAACTGGCAGATGACCATAGTGGCATTCCTTCCTATGTCACTGGAGACTTGAATGTTCAGGGTGCAGGTCGAACTGCCTCTGGACTTTCAATGTTAATGGGATCAGCAGGTAAAGGTATCCGTCAAGTTGTTATGCATATTGACAATGATATTATTAAACCAGTTATCCACAGAATCTTTTTATATAACATGCGTTATAACGAAGATGAAAGTATAAAAGGTGATCTAGCTATTGTGCCTAAAGGTGCAGTTAACCTAGCTGTTAAAGAAACTGTTAATATCAGACGTATTGAGTTTCTTAACGCTACAGGTAATGAAATTGATTCCCAGATTCTTGGTAAAGATGGTAGAGCTGCTATTCTTAGGGAAGTTGCTAAAGGACTTCAGATGCCAGTTGATGACATCATACCATCGAAAGAAAAAGAAGCATTTCAGGCTAGGCTATTAAAAGCACAGCAAGAAAAACAACAAGCACAGCAGCCACAGCAAGGACAAGTAGTTGATCCAGCTGGTAATCCAGCAGGTGGTATGGCTGCAAACACAGTTCAGAACAGGTCTACAGGTGCTAGCCAATGATTAGACCTGATGCAAAAACATTACAAAGTATGGCAGCTGTAGCTAAACAGTTTCCAGAAGTTTTAGAATTTATTGACACTTGGAGGTTGCACGAATTAGAAACCTTACCTAGTGTTATAAATAACGTGACACTTCAACAGGGGCGGTGTCAAGTTCTTGGTGAAATAACCAAGTTGATTAAGGATGCCCCTTCAACAGCGGCAAAGGTTTAGTATGACCAGCCGACTAACACGCACACCGTAAGGAGCGAGAAATGGCAATACCAAAGCAAGTTCAGAAACAGTCTGAGGCAGTACAAGAATTGTATAAAGAGTTAAAAGAAGAAGAAGTGAATGAGAATCAGGAGGCCCCTCAACAAGAGGCGGAAGCCCCTGAGACCGTTCCCGCTGCCGACAGTGTAGAAGAAGTTGCAGTCGAGTCCTCTGGAGAGCACTCAGGGGGCAACCAAGAGAAAGATGCTAACTGGCAACAGAAGTATAAGACTCTTCAAGGAATGTATAACGCAGAAGTTCCGCAACTAAAACAACAAGTTCAGGAACAAAGTGCCAAGATAAGCCAGTTTGAGAAGTTGATTGCAAGTATTAACGAACAGAAGCAACAGCCTCAAGCTCCGCAACAACCCGTTAGTTTGCTATCGGAAAAAGAAGTTGATGAGTATGGTGAGTCTATAGACATTATGCGTAAAGTTACCAAAGAAGAGACGGGTAATCTACTTGGAGAGGTAGCCTCTCTAAAACAACAGATTGCTCAAATGGCACAGAATACTGTACCGCAAGTACAACAACTAGCTAATCAAGTTGGAAGTACTCAGGAACAGCTTTTCTGGTCAAAGCTATCTTCTATTGTTCCTAATTGGCAAGAGATTAACGAGAATGCAGATTTTCAAACATGGTTGCTAGAAACTGACCCGTTATCGGGGCAGCCAAGGCAAGCACATTTGGAAGACGCTCAGCAACGTTATGATGTCGAGAGAATAGCAAACATCTTTTCTACTTGGTCTGGCTTAAATGGTGCAGGATCTGCTCAACAGGTAAAGTCCACAAATCAAGCCGAGCTACAGCAACAGGTTGCTCCTAAAAAGAGCAGAAGCGCTGGAGCAGCACCTTCTAGTAATAAAGCGCCATCGTATACTGCAGCTGACATAGCTGCGTTTTATGATGACATACGAAAAGGTAAGTTCAAAGGTCGGGATGATGAGAGGGCTAAAATTGAACGTGACATCTTTGCTGCTCAGGCAGAGGGTCGCATAACTTAAATTTGTGTTAGGAGGCCAAAATGGCATACGCAACATCCCCTGGGCATCCGCAGTATACTGGGAATTTTATTCCTGAGATATGGTCGGGTAAGCTCATTGAGAATTTCTACGATGCAACAGTGCTCGCAGCAATCTCTAACACCAACTACGAAGGTGAGATTCGTAGCATGGGTGATACGGTCAATATCCGTACTACCCCTGAAATCAACATCCAGACCTATGTTAAGGGTCAGACTCTTAACGTAGAGCAGCCTGACAAGCCAAAGCTACAGCTGCTTATTGACAAAGGTGAATACTTTGCATGTATCGAAGACGATGTAGACGAAGTACAAGCTGATGTTAATATGATGGATCAGTGGTCGAAAGATGCTTCAGAAAGAATGAAAATCAAGATTGATCAAAGAGTCTTGACTGATATTCTCCCTGATGTATCTGCACTAAACAAAGGTGCAACAGCTGGACGAATTTCTGGCGACATTGACCTTGGTGCAGCAGGTAACCCAGAAGCAATTACATCTACTAATGTTATTAGTAAGATCATTGATATGGGTACTGTGCTTGACGAAGCTAACTGTCCTGAAGGAGATCGCTTCCTAGTGATTCCTGCTAAGATGGCTGGTATGATCAAGCAATCTGATCTGAAGGATGCGTCTATCACTGGAGACGGTAATACACCTCTCCGTAACGGACGTTTGGGCATGATTGACAGGTTTACTGTTTATGTAAGCCACAATCTTTACAAGAACGGTTCTGAGTTCAGCGTTATCGGTGGACACAATATGGGCTTCACATTTGCATCTCAGATGACAAATATGGAAACCATCCGTTCTGAAACAACTTTTGGTAACATCATTCGTGGTCTTCAAGTTTACGGCTATAAAGTCGTTAAGCCTGAAGCTCTTGCCACGATGGTTGTTACTCTTTAATAGGAGGATCAGATGGCTGCTTATACAGACTCACACGGCTTTGACAAAGGTTCTGCTGGACATCCAGCTAAGGGCTTGACCAGAGTCGGGTACATGGAAGTCGATTTGGACTTTGCTAAGATTACTGCCGCTAGGGCTGCAGCAGGCGCTACAGCTCTTGCCGCTGGTGATTCTATCGAAGTGCTTTCGATCCCAGCTAACACACTAGTGTTGGCAGTTGGTGCAACTACTATTACTGCTGAAGGTGCAGCGTCAACATTTGACATCGGTTTGACTGGTGGCGATGTAGACGGTTTTGTTGATGGAGGCGATGCTAATGCAGCGGGTACTACTCAATCAAACGGTGCGCTTTTAATTGCAAACAATAATGGTCACTATTTCGCAACTGCAGATACCATTGATATGCTTATCGGTGTTTCTGGAGCTGTGACTGATGCGGCTAGAATTAAAGTTTGGGCAGTGGTTGTTGATTGTTCAACAGTCGCCTAAAGGATTAGGGGGGCGGGTTAGGATTCGCACTGCGATGCCCCCCTACTCTAAAAGGACGTAGTATGGCCAAAATTAATAAAGCAAAAATGGCATGTAACAAACCGAAACGTCAGGTATCTGGCGGTAAGAAGTTTGTTGTTAAAGCGTGTCAGGGTGGTAAAGAAAAGATCATCCGATTTGGCGATGCTAAAATGAAGATTAAAAAGAACCAGCCAGGTCGCAGAAAGAACTTTCGTGCTAGACATGGTTGTGACAGCAGGCCACCGTCTAAGATGACAGCTAGATATTGGTCGTGCAAGAAATGGTAAGTTATGGGTAAGAAAGACGCATGTTATCATAAGGTGAAGAGCCGTTACAAAGTTTGGCCTTCAGCATATGCATCAGGAGCCTTGGCTAAATGTAGGAAAGTAGGCGCTTCTAATTGGGGCAACTCTAAAGTTAGAAAGACTACCAGAAAGAAAAAATGATATGGCGGTCAGAAAAACAAAGAAGGGAGCAGACTTAAAACGATGGTTCAAGGAGAAATGGGTTGACGTTCGTACGGGGAAGCCGTGTGGCCGTAGCGGTAAAGAAAAACGGGGTACTCCATATTGTCGCCCCTCTAGACGAGTTAGCTCTAAAACGCCTAAAACAGCCAGTGAACTTAGTGTATCCGAAAAGAAAAGTAGGATCGCACAGAAAAAACGACTTGGACAACCAGCAGGAAAGCCAAGGCGAGTTAAATCAGTAAGGAGAAAAAAATGAGTGGAAGATGGTTAAAAAATATACAGGATGGTGAGATTTATGGATGGAATGAAATCCTAGCCGCTAATCCTTTAACTAAAGAAGTTACTGAGGAAGAAGCATTTCCAGAAAAGTTTATGACTAAAAAACAAAAAGGGCGTAAAGCTAAGGTAAACATGGAAACAGAAGTTGTGGACGACACACCTAAAGTTTCTGAAGAGCTTGAAGAAGAAGCTACAAAAGGTTTAACCAGAGCTAGAAACGATAAAGGACATTATATAGCTGATGACCCTAATACGCCTGAAAATGAGGCTTGGGTAGATGATTCTAAATGATGTTATAGCAGAAGTCCGAGATCTAATACAGGACACAGATTCTAACGGGTATCGTTATAGCGATGCTGTGTTGTTGAAGTTTGCAAATCAGGTGCTGAGAAGAACAGCTATATTTAGACCTGATTTGTTTTCTTTGCAGGCAGATCTTACATGTACTGCTGATACAGTGGTACAGTCAGCTCCTGCTGATTCTATTAGATTGATGGAAGTTTACTATAACACTAGTGGTAACGGTATTATAGAGACCACAAGAGAAGTGTTAGATCAAGCATATCCTACATGGATGACAGATAATCCTGGGCCTACAATTAACTGGATTAGAAATATACGTAACCCAAATAAATTTTTTATCTATCCTAAAGCTCCCGCAGCTCATCAGATAGTAATTGAGTATGCACAAACACCTCCTATTTATACAGGTGCTCAGGCAGTAGCGTTGCTACCCGATGCGTATTTTCCTGCTATTGTAGATGGAACAGTGTTTTTAGCGGAGTCTATAGATAATGAGCATGTTAACTCAAATAGAGCTGCACTTTTCCAGCAGTCCTTCTCGCAAGCACTTGGTATCTCATCTCAGACTAGACAGATCACCGATACAGAGGGTGGTGGAATACCTGAAGAGGAGGTTGTCTAATGCCAAGGAGATTCGACAGTTTAGTATCCAGACTTTCACCAAGTGTCCCAGGTTGTCCTCAGCCTGTTATAGAACAGTATGTTCGAGATGCTGCTATAGAAGCATGTGAAAAAACTCTGGCTTACAGACATATACAGACTAAGATACCATTAACAACAGGGGTGTATGATTATCCCTATGACCCCCCGACTAACACTGAGGTTCATGCATTTTTGAGTGCTTCTATTGATGGCACTCACATGACACCATTACCGTTAGAAGAGTTTCAAGATAGATTTCCTAAGTGGCCTGACTTTGTAGCAGCTGATTACGGGATTCCAAGATACATCTCACAACTTGATGCTGATACATTTATTGTAACGCCAACGCCTGATAACGCTAAAGTATACGAGTTACGTATGGTTATTGCAGTTAAACCTTTGCGTACTGCATATGAAATGGACACTACAGCGTTTGATGAATTAGAAAATATTATAATGCACGGAGCACTTCAAAACTTATTGGTCTTACCTGAACGCACATGGTCAGACAGAGAGTTAGCTGCGTATCACGCTAAACAGTTTTTATATAAAACAGCAGAGCGTAGAGCTAGGGCTAACCTTGGTGCGGCTAGAAACTCGCTACGTGTTAAACCAGTAGCTTTTGGATGTTGAGGTGATGTATGGCTGATGTAATTAGATTAGTAAAAGGTAACTCAAAGCCTGATATTATACTTACCTTAACAGATGATTCTACAGGTGGTGCTATTGATCTTAGCGCTGGTACTACTTCTGTTAGTGTAAAGTTTCGTAAACAAAACACAACTACTGTGCTATCTACAATTAACTGCTCAAAAGTTAGTGGTGGGGCTACAGGACAAGTACAGTTTGATTTTTCTAATGGTGTGCTTAACGTAGACCCTGGAATGTATGAAGGTGAAGTAACCATAAGTTTTAATGGTAGTCTTCAAACTGTTTACGATGTAATTAAATTTAGAGTACGGGACGACTTCTAATGCCCAACATACGTCTTAAAGCCGCTACTCAAGGTGGTCTGGCTTTGGATGTATCCGCCAGAACTGTTTCTAGTAGTCATTTAGATGCTGGTGTTTCACTTGTAGTAGAGCCTCAAGATAGTGAAATATTTCTAGCTGCTGATCCAGTTATAACTGAAGTTATATACAGAGCTTCTGCTCGTGCGTTGCAGCATGAGATATTTATGACGTATGAAGCTATACCAGTTATCAACTTACCAGCAGAAACTATAGTTACCTCAGATACTATTGGGCCGTTTATTATAGGGTTTAATCCTAGTGATACACCTATCATTACAGATCTTCCTGCGTTTACTATAGGTTTTAACTCTTTAGCTGACTCAGCTACTATCACAGATCTACCAGCGTTTGAGCTAGGGCGACCTTTAGCTGATAGCTTTTCTATGTCTGACTCTATAGGGCCGTTTACAGTAGGACTTAATCCTAGTGATAATATTAATACATCCGATTCTATTGGGCCATTTACTATAGGTTTTAATCCTAGCGATACACCTGTTGTTACTGATGATCCTACGTTTAGTGTAGGGTTTAATTCTTTAGCTGACTCAGCTACCATGTCTGATTCCATAGGGCCGTTTACTATAGGGTTTAATCCTAGCGATACGGCTACCATGTCAGATCTATTTGAACCTACTATGTTGTTCAATAGGACATTTGCTGACAGTGCTGCAGCTACTGAAGCTGACGCAAAGACAACCACCAAGGTGTTGCCTTTAGATAAAGAGGACGAAGTAGCACTTACATATACACAAGCATATGCTTCTGGTGGCGCACAAATTATATTTAACAATAATAATGTAGTGCCAGGTAGAGATCAGAATTGTGCGTGGGCAGCAGATATACAGCTTAAATCATCTTACTCAGGTGCTGAGTGTATATGGGATGTAGGCGGAGCTTTTCATGGATCTTACCTAGGTATAACTAGCACAGGAAAACTACGATTCAGAGGTGGGGAAGGTAGAAGTACATTTCAAACTACATCTACAAATGGGTTTGTAGTTGAGATAGATATAGCTGACTACCCACAGTTTTTTGACAATCAGACGCATACCTTAGCTTGGGATATATCTATGACGGATAAACGAGGTAGGCTATGGATTGATAATCAGCTTGTCATGGAAGAATCTTGTTCTGGTAATTTAGGTGCTAACGGAGCTGGTCTTTGGGCTGGGGGTAATTTTAGCGGGTTTGGTGTTGGTAAAGGAGGTAGTGTAGCTGGTGGAGGTGATGACGTAAACCAAACGCTAAATGCTTACACAGGTACTATAACGGGTAATTTACGATTCTATCAAAATCAACTTTACACGGATGTAATAGGAGATTTTGCAACTGCGTCTGATGCTGCACCTATACATACAATAGGCAAGAATCCGTCTGATAGTGTGTCAGCTTCTGATGTACCAGTGCTTAATGTACTTACAGGGTTTGATGACAGTGTTAGTTTAGGCGATGCTTTTTCTCCACAGGTAGCATACAACAGGTCGTTTGCAGATATTGTAACGTTATCTGATGCATCGCCTACCTTTACAGCCACTAAACCGATTGACACTAACACATCTACTGCTCAAGTAGACCCTGATCCAGTAGTCATGTTAGACGCACCAGCTATGGCTTTTACTAGAGCACCGTTTACAGACAGTGTGTCAGTTTCTCAAAATATAGTTTTACAGCCTATTAAAAGCGTGGTAGATTCAATTAGTGCATCTGACAACACGTATGAGATAGGTGCATCTTTTGAAGGTGATGGAGGTTTGTTTAATAGCGCCACACTTATTGGCTCATCTCCACCATTTAATGAGGAGTTTGCGTTGCAGACTTTTAGTAACTAGGAGGTAATATGTTTAAAGATGAAATCACGGTAACAGGTAAACTAAACGTTATACTTGTTGACCAAATGGGGCTTGTCAAAGAAGAACACGAGTTTGACAACCTAGTAGTAACTGCAGGTAAAGGTTACATAGCATCACGTATGAAAGATGCTACAGCTACAGCTATGTCGCACATGGCAATTGGCACAGGAACTACAGCAGCTGCTGCAAACCAAACGACACTAGTTACAGAAGCAAACAGGCAAGCACTCACTAGCACTAACGTGTCAGGTGCTGCTGTTACTTACTCAGCTACATTTGGAGCAGGTAACGGAACAGGCGCTATTACAGAGGCTGGACTGTTTAACGCTAGTAGTGGCGGCACTATGCTTTGCCGTACAGTTTTTAGCGTAATTAACAAAGGTGCAGCAGATACGCTAACAGTTTCATGGACAGTAACGGTATCGTAGATGACAAACTATTCAGAGGTAAAGGTAGCCAACAGTGCTAAAGGTACTTTAGCAGGGGGCATCTCTGCTAATCAGGGCACTTTATCTTTGTTAGGTGGTGAAGGCGCAAAATTTCCTACATTAAATACAGGTGAATATTTTTATATAACTGTTACCTCCGCAGCACTTGCTACTAATACGGAGATTATGCGTGTCACTAGTAGATCTGCCGATACCCTTACTATTAAACAAGCAGATGGATCTGCTAGAAATCTTAATAATACATTTTCAGCTGGTGATTCTGTAGAACTACGAACTACAGCTAATGCTATTTACGATCTGTTTGATCTAGAAAATATACTACCTGACACACCTGCACAGCCAGATAAGTTTGGCTTTCGTGTACCATCTGGAGGTATTGGTTCTAGATATATAGGCCCAAACGGTGTAGTTGATGGATCGTCAGAAGACGAAGATAGGAAGTTCGCAATCAAATCCGATGGGACGAACGCCACCTACGAAGCTCTCAACCCTAATGATATATCTGATGATAATAATACTTCTACTGGCTTTGTCAGTATTCCTGTAAGAGGACATCCTTATATACCCCACGAACGTGGGAATTATTTTGTAAAAACTTTAGTAAATAGCTCTACAAATGGTGGTCTCATAGATGATTATGAAGGTACTTTGACTGAGCAAACTACGGCTACGATGAATTTATATGCACTTGCTGAAGATCATGATGTGCCTATACAAGAAGGATCTCTAGTACAGCTGGCTAATATATCTGAAAACAATAGGCTTTATGCTGGGTTTGGTGAACACTTTACAGCATATACTACAACAAATGCAGCTCCGTCTAACATAGTTGTAATTAACGATATACGCAGATCTTTGAATATGAATGGTGCGGGCAGTTATAATACAATCAATAATTGGCAAGCAAATGTATTTGTGGGTAGCTTTTTGTTTCCTCCTGCCGACCTTGCAGGTTTAGTAGACATACCACCTGGGACGTATATAACAAGAGCAGTGACTGCTAATCATGGTACAAATACATATCAGGTTACCCTCTACTTAAATAATAGTGTAACTCTTCCTGCTACTAAAAGAGTGCAGTTTTATAAGTCAAGACATATGCAGTTAGGGCGAGCTTACAGTGCTTCTCGTCAAGGTACAGTTTATTACAAGCGTGAAAACACAGCGCCTGCAGCACAAACTATAAACGGTGAGTCAGGCATAAAGAATGTAAAAGAAGATGCATACATGCCTGTCCCAGGACAGATTGCAAATGTATATACTTGTGTAGTTACTAATAAACGAACATCTACACAATTTAATTTTGATTACGCAACAAATGAAACAAACGGTGCTTTTGAAACAACTGCAGGTGGTCATTTTGGCGTAACTGTTAAACCACTAAGCGTAAACTCTGTGTTTACTATTAAAGTTTATGCTGGACTGTATTCAAGTAGTTCATATGCGGGTATGGCGTTCTATTGTGACTATATTGAGGCTGATCCCCAACCAAATAACACAAGAATTTTTAAAAACCCTAGTGATAACACTGCAGCTAAAGCAGTGTTTTTAATAGGTCGGCATATGTTTATAGATAGGTTTAAACAACCTGAGTTTAACTCAAGCGTGTATAACCCTGGTGGATCTGATAATGGTACTAGTTATGGGTTTTCTAACGGGCAGATTGTCCCAGGAACATGGCCTGATAACGCTACAGGTATGACTCAGCAGCCTCAAACATTTAATGGATTAAACGATTACGTTACTCATAACAATGGTGATGATGTTAATGGTACTGCAGATGACAATCAGTATTTTGCTGCTTCGTGGCATAACCGTACTCATGTTTTTAATGGCTTAACTGGAACTCATTTTTTTAGACCTGGAGTTACTGATAAAGTAAGGTTTCGATTACAGTTTTATAGAGAAGCTAATAGCGGCACAATGTCTATAAACCACGCAGGTGGTCAGGCCACTCTTATGGTTGTGGAAGAATATGTGCAGCCTTATGGTTCGTTTGGATTTGATATACCAGGTGGGCTTGACACTACTGCACATTGGCAAGGAAATTTAATATGACAAATTACCATGATATAAAATTTGGAAATAATGCTTATGGTACGTTGTCACAAGCGTACGCTACTACAGCAACATCTATTGTTTTAACTACAGGAAACGGGGCAAGATTTCCTACACTAACAGGTAGTCAGTATTTTTTTGCTACGTTACTAGATACATCTAATAATTTAGAAATAATAAAAGTTACTGCTAGAACTGGCGATACGTTGACAGTTGTTAGAGCACAAGAAGGAACTACAGCTAGAGCGTTTAATACTAACGATAGAATTGAGTTACGAGTTACAGCTGGAGGGCTTGCTGTACTAGGTGATCTAGATGAGATACTACCAGATCAATCGGCAGCTAACGGTCAGGTGCTAACAAGTTCAAGTGGTACTGCAGGATTTACAGCATTAGATATTACTGATTTCAGTAGTACTAATAATACTAATACAGGGTTTTTTAGTCTACCAAGAGGTACTACAGCACAACGACCAGGGTCTTCTAACCCTGGATATTTACGATATAACACCGATCATTACGGTGGTGCTAGACCCGAATATTATGCACAGAATAGCGAATGGCTTCCATTAAACTCGCCTATACTAAATAAATATGTAGTGTGTGCTACAGCAGCAGCCTCAGGAGATCCAGCTCAGGATAATGGTAGATTTCCTACTGCAGGAGGAGCTTGGCAAGCTGCAGGATTTACTGCAAATCAATTTCCGTTAACTCCTATAAATAACGGAACACATAACATACTATCAATAATTCTTAAGCCAATGTCTGCTAATAGTGTATTTCTTATAGAAGTGCAGGGGTCTTTTTATAAAAATGGTGGTAGCACTTATGGTTACGCTACAATAGGAAGAACTATAGCTACCACTGCAGCAGGTACTACAGCTGCGGCTTCAACAGTAAATGTTGGTCATCTTAGACGAGGCGGAGACGGCACAAGCAATGCTGTAGCTGATGGTGTAGCTGCATGGAATCAGCTGGCCGATTATCATTGTGGCGGGTTTGCTACTTACGATCAGCCCAACACAACAGATTTTGTAAGGTATTGTATACACTTTAGTAGTAATAGTAATTCCCACTATATATATTTTCCTATTTTAGGTATAGGCACTATGACTGTAACAGAGTTAGATGGTACAGGCACAACTAAAGTGGCTACTGATGCCCCATTGGAGGTAAATAGCTAATGGTTGCTGTAGCTTCAAATAATGTTAAAAGCCAAATAACAGGGGCTATAAATACTTCTGCTACCACAATAAATGTGACTAGTGGTCAAGGTGCATTGTTTCCTAATGTGTCAAGTTCAGGCACTGATTACTTTTATGCAACACTTATTGATGCAACAGGTAACAATGAAATAGTCAAATGCACTAACAGGTCTACAGATACGCTAACTGTAGTTAGAGCACAGGATGGTACTACAGCTAGGTCATTTAGTGCAGGTGACAGAATAGAGATGAGAGTTGTAGCTGCACTTGTAAATGATTTGTTTGTGCAAGCATCAGGTGGCGGTGGACAACGATCAGAGTATTACGGCTTTTATGTAAGTGGCGATGATTTAAAAATAGATTACACAGCTTCTGGTAGTACTGATAATTATATAGATTCAGATTATCCAGAAACTTTGTTTGTCCCGTCCGATATACAGGTAAGTATAAACGCTAGTGGGCATTTAATATTAACAACGAGTTAGGATGAAGTTATGGCAACAATAGATGTAGGAAAAATTAAGTTTACTTGGAGGAGTGCTTTTTCCACAAGTAACACTTATGAAAAAGATGATGTTGTCAGTTACCAAGGATCCTCATGGGTTTATGTAAACGCTACAAACAAAACAGGATCTGCAGCGGGCGCACCCTCATCAAGTAACTCAAGCCATTGGAATTTAATGGCAGATGGAACTAATCCGCTTACTAGCGCTGGCGATATTATGACACATAATGGTAGCGCAGCAACAAGGCTACCTATAGGAAATCAAGGTCAGTACCTAAAAGTAACATCTAGTAACGCATTAAGTTATGCTAATCAAACTGGATGGGATGATGCAGATATACTAGGTTCTAATGTCCCGTTATATGCTAAAACGCATGCTACAACACATTATGGTACAGATGGTAAGTATCCTTGGCTTGCACAATATAATGGTAAGTCAGGTGCTAGCGCAGACTGGATACCCTATGATGGTTTTGTAAACCCTCCTTGTGGCCCAGTAAGACATGATAAAACGCATCTTGTATCTACGCATACCTGTTTTCCTTTTTTAAATAGTAATCACGAAATTTTGATATCAGGATATGCTCACTATGGTTTTACAGGGTATAGCAATGGTAGTTATCACGATCATCTGATGCATATAATGAACTTTGGTATGGAGTTTGGCAGCATGGATCCAGGGGAGTATTTTGTACGAATCTGGTTTAATCAGCACAGCTTAATGGCTCTAACTAATAAAGGAAATGTATTCTGCCAAGGTGAAAATGGCAGTGGTCAGTTAGGACTTGGAGATACTACAGATAGATACCAGTTAGTTAAAAACCCTTACATTGGTGCTCATGCAACTAATAACGGTATCAGTATGGAAGTAGCAGCAATGTGTACTAACGATGCTGGTGGTTACCAAGGTATGGGTAACACATGTTATTACGCTATTACACATGATGGGCGTTTGTTCCACTGGGGTTATAACGGAAATGGTATGGGTGGACATGGCGATTCGACTAACAGAAATAAACCTACGTTGGTACAAGGTGTTTCAAACGTAAAACATGTATCTCCAGGGTATAGAAACTGTTGGATTATTGATGGCAGTGGCAATGCTTTCTTTACAGGAAATAATGATCACGGTGTATCAGGTGCTCTTAATGGAACTAGAAATACTTTTGGGCAAGACACTTCTATAACTAACGTAGCCCAAATAGCTAACGCCAGCAGCTATTACTACAATGGTGGGGTTATAGGTGGTGCGTATCTAATCAGAGATAACGGAGATTTACACCACGCTGGATATAATGGTAATGCACAGGGTGCTACAGGTAATACGACTAACAATACTAACATATGGCGGCAGATGGATACTGGCAATAATTATGCTGCTGTACATGTAGTTGGTCATGGCAGTACTTATGCTATGATGGCTATGCTGGGTAACTCTTCAGGACAAGATGGCCCAGGTGATGCTTATACTTACTGTGTTGCTGCGAATACAGGGTTGCCTATACGTACCGCTGGGTACAATGGTCACGGATTCCGTATGCAAGGTAATACTTCATCTACTACTTCTGTAACACAGCCAGAAGCTGACAGTTATCCTAGCTATAATCATAGAGATGTTTCTTCTGCAGATGGCACTCTTTCAGAAACTACCGAACCATTCCCTAGAGATAACATAGTAGCTATCTTCCCGTGTAAAACAAGCGGGTATCAGGTGAATATGGTTTGGATGTTAGATTCCCAACATAGATTATGGATGTCTGGTGTGATGGGTGGCAGTGCTTATGAGTACCAAGCTGCTACAGGTACTTCAGCTACTTTTAATAGAGCGTTTTTATGGCCTGCACGTTGGAATCATACCAATGACTCGCAAGATGGTTTTGATCCAGTTAAAGCTTCTGAGTTAAAAATAATAGATATAAAAAGTGCTGGGCATTATTACAGTGGTTATTGGACTCACTGGGCACGTATGGAAGATGGTCAATTATGGATGATAGGAAATAATTACTATTACCAACATGGCACACGGGCCAACCATGCCCACCATCATTGGCATAGGAGGAACCCAGGATGAGTTTTAAACCTAATTTAACTCGTAAGTTATACGAGACTACATTGTCCTTAGACAAGATAGTACACCCTGAGAAACTTAAAGCTCAGACTGATCCAGGGGAGGACGAATCTAATGTAAGCCCAATCAAATGGCATCCTCTTTTAAGTGACACTAAGCTATACGTCACTATGTGGGAAGACTGGTTAAGTGATTTTAATGCTTTAAATGGTAACACGCTCAAAAAAACTGATGCAGATGGTGTAAACCTAGTAAAAGCTAAATACGCTGATGAGATGCGTTCGGTAGTAAATCTTGAGGTAACAAACAAATATACAGAAGCTGAGCTTGCTGTTCCTACTGATGCTATAAAAGCAGACATAGCTGCTATAAATGCTAAGGTGCAAGCAGAATATGATACGTTATGGGATATTAGTTAATGGCTAGAGTTGGCGAAGTAGAAAAAGATTTAGCAACGCATGAAGCAGTATGTGCAGAGCGTTACGAAATGATTTTATTCAGAATCAACCGATTAGAGCGTCTTCTAATCGCTTGTGCAGGGATCTTGATCGTGGGATCGGGGTCGGTAATAACAGCCGTACTTTTCAGATTAGGAGGTTAAAGTGGCATATACAGTAAAAAAGAAAAATGGGAAAAAGAATGGTAATGGAAGTGGTTTAACAGCCGCTCAAAAAACGTTACCAAAGCAGTTACAAGCTAAAATAATGAAGAAAAACAAAAACAAGAAGGTGTCATAAAATGCCAAATGTAGCAGGAAAAAAGTATGCCTATACTAAAAAAGGTAAAGCGGCTGCAGCAAAAGCTAAAGCTGAACTAAAGAAAAAGAAAAAGAAAAAGAAGAAAGGTAAGTAGTAACGGTATGAGGGTTGTAACATGGTTGTAGCAGAAGCGCTTGCAGGTATAGCCCTCGTTAAATCTGCTGTAGAAGGTATTAAAAGTACTATTGCTACAGCAAATGATGTGGGAGATATAGCAAAGCATGTAGACAAATTATTGCAAGGTCGAGACGAAGCGCAGAAAGCTAAGCGTGAAGCTAGCAGTGATCCTTTTAGTATCAAGAGTATTGCAGAAGAGACTATAAACGCAAAGCTAGCCGAAGAACATCTTGATGATATGCGACAGCTTATTGACCACAGATTTGGATTTGGAACGTGGCAAGGTATTATAGCAGAAAGGGCTAGAAGAATACATGAAGCCAAAGAAGCAGAGAAAGAATTAAAACGGAGAAAGATGAAAGAACGAGAAGAACTTAGAGAGACCGTCACTATTGGCGGCACTGTGATTATCGGTCTTGTAACTTTAGCTGTTGCAATAGTTTTTCTGTTTAGGAGTATGTTTAGATGACGCAAAAGAAGTTACAAAAGCAAAGTAAATTTGCTGAGTACGATGAAGACGGAGATGGCATTGTGAGTGATAAAGAATTATCTCACATAAAAGCTATCAAAGAAACTGAGACAGCATTACGAAGAAACTTAGCGCAGTTGCGTATGGCAAGATATACTCTTGTTGCTATGGGCGTATTTACTGCAGCCATGTTTTTCGTACCTCTGGAGAGAGTACAAGCTCTCGCAGATATTAGTAATCTTTTCTATATATCAGGCGCTGGTATCGTAGGCGCATATATGGGAACTACAGCATGGATGGCTAGAAAATGATACAAGCATTGATTGGCCCAGTAACAGGGCTATTAGACAAATTTATACCTGACGCAGATCAAAAAGCTAAGTTGGCACACGACATAGCTACTATGTCAGAGAAACACGCTCAAGAATTAGCACTTGCTCAAATAGAAGTTTTGAAGGCAGACGCCCAGGGCAACTGGTTTCAAAGCTCGTGGCGACCCCTCATTGGCTGGATCTCAGGTCTCAGCCTCGGAATAAACTATATGGTAGCCCCAATTTGTGCAGGGTTTGGGATAACAATACCACAAGCAGATATGTCTGTGATGATGCCTCTAATGTTCGGCATGCTCGGAATCGGAGGGATGAGATCATATGACAAGATGAAAAAAACGGACAGTAAAAAATGAATACTAAAGAAAGACAAAACGAAATAGGTAGTCTGTATCAGCAAGCTATGAAAGCTTGGGCCAGCGGTAATAGGCTATCAAACAATAAACAGATCCATATGATGCGTTGGAGAATGCGTAATGATTCCAAAGTAAAAAAGCAACAGATGGATAATGACTCAAAATTTAAGGATACCCAATGAGTTTTGTATTATCAGAGAGAAGCCTTAGTAGGCTAGAAGGTGTAAATGATAGGCTAAGTAAAGTTGTTAAATCAGCTATTGATTATACAAAGATTGACTTTGGTGTTACCTGTGGACTTAGAACTGTAGAAGAACAAAAAGAATTAGTAGAGTCAGGCGCATCACAGACAATGAATAGTAAACATCTTGATGGTAATGCTGTAGATCTTGTTGCGTACATAGGCCCCAAAATAAGTTGGGAGTTGAATGTCTATGATGACGTTGCCGAAGCTATCAAAACAGCAGCTATGGAACATGATCTGTCAATACGTTGGGGTGCAGCATGGCATGTTGAAGACATAAGAGAATGGAACGGAACTATGGAGGAGCTTATGCTTGCATACATTGATTTGCGTAGGCGGCAAGGTAAACGTCCATTTATAGATGCTCCACATTTTGAGGTGACATAATGGCGTCAGTTAAGTTATTAAAATTCCTAGGTGAAGCACCACGTATTACCACAGAGTTGCTACCTGATGGTGCAGCTCAAATAGCTTATAATGCTAAACTATACTCTGGAGATTTAATACCTTATCGAAAGCCTGTGTTTGACAGGAACATAGGACGTACAGGTATTGTAAAAACAATATATCCACTTACTAGTCCAACAGGTGCAATTAACTGGCTAGCATGGAATACTAGTGTTGATATTGTTAAAGCGTCACAAGGTGATGCGTTTGAGGATGATGAACAAAGATTTTATTATACAGGTGATGGCCCACCTAAAGTATCTACCTATGACTTAGCTACTTCTGGAGCTGGCCCGTATCCTGCTGCAGGAGGTTTTTATCAATTAGGACTTCCTTTACCAGACGTTAAACCTATTACATCAGTAACAGCATTTACTGCTTTAGACTCAGTATCATTTGCTAGAGATTCAGCTAACCAAGCAACGGTTGTAACAAATGGTAACCATAATATTAAAACAGGTAATATCATAACTGTTCGTGATTTTACAGGTACTACTCCAGAAACATTTAATGCTACAAACGTTACTGCTACAGTGCTTAGTGACACTAGTATTCAGTATTTTAATACAGGTGATAATACTTCAACGACAGCTGACACAAACGGTAAAGTTGATCTTGCTGGTACTACACAAGCTCGTAATTACATATATAGCTGGATTACACCTTGGGATGAAGAATCAATTCCTTCAGCACCTTCAGAGACAGATTTTTTAAAAGAAGGTCAAGTTGTAACTCTTACTAACTTACCTACAGCTCCACCTACCGAACCTACATATAATTTTATACGTGGGATTAGGTTGTATCGTACAATACCTACAGCATCAGGAACAGCTTACTATAAACTTACTGACGCTTGGTATCCTGTAGCAGTAGCTACAGTAGCTAGAGCAACTAACGTAGCAACAGTTGAGTTTGCTGATTATCATAACTTAGCTGAAGGTGACAGGTTTAAAATTTCTGGTTGTACAGACACATCATTTAATGTGACAGACGGCATAGTTGTTTCTGTTACTGGTAATAAGACTATTACTTATGCAAGCTCTGGAGCAGACAAGAACACTACAGCAGATACTACTGGTAAAAAATACCATGATGTAGCTGAGACTCCTGATGATTCAGCTAGATATTTTGGTGATCCTGTACTTAGCAATCCATTTCATTTTGTAGATGACTTTCTATTTAGTAACCTTACTACAATACTAGGTAGTGCTGATAACGATGCACCACCTGAAAATCTACAAGGTTTAGCTCTTGCTGCCAACGGTATATTTGTAGGTTTCTTTGGAAATCAAATATGCTTCTCTTTACCTTATCAGCCCTATGCATGGCCTATTAAATTTAGACTAACTACTGAATATAACATTGTTGCCTTAGGTGTGTCGTCTGGTTTTATCGTAGCTTTGACAGAAGAAAATGCGTACCAAGTCACAGGTAGTACACCACAAAACATGGACATTGCTAAGATAGATGTACCCTATCCATGCTTATCTAAAGATTCAGTAGTAAACATGGGATTTGGTATAATGTTTGCCACATATGGTGGTATGGCTGTGTACACTCCAGCTACAGGTGTAGATCTTATTACTAAATTTGTTCATGACTGGGATACGTGGAATGCCACGGTCGATCCTAGAACTGTTGTAGGAGCTTACTACAATGGTAAGTATTTTGGATCTCATTCATCTGGTTCGTTTATATTTGAACAAGATCAACGGATTGGTGGATATTTTGTATCTGTAGATTACACGTTTACTGCAGCTTACGCAGATCCTGATACTAACAATTTTTATTTTGTATCTGGACAGCAAGGTGATTTGTTTGAGTGGGATAAAGGTACAGAACCACTTGCTCCACTAGAGTGGAAATCAAAAACAATTACAACAAAAGATTATCTTAATCTTGGAGCTGCTAGAGTTATTGCTGATTACGCAACACCAGACTCTCAAACTAATGCTTTAATTGCTGCAAACGCATTAGTCCCTACAACTAACGCTACTGTGTGGGCAAACAATGCACAAATAGGAACTGTTAATGGGCCTACTGCAAACGCTAACAATAGTACTATAACAGAACTTGGCACACTAAATTCAGCACCTATACATGAAGATAACTTGACATCATATCTACAAGATGTCCCAGGTGCATTACCTGTTACATTTAGATTTTGGGTTAACAAAGTGTTAGTTTACGAAAACACAATATCATCTGACAACATATTTAGATTGCCTACAGGTTACAGAAGTGATACATTTGAAGTGGGAGTGGCTGGCTCTGCTAGGATAAGAAGTATACACTTAGGTGAGACGCCATTCGGATTGAGGGCATCATAATGGCAACAAGATACGCAGCAATACCAGCAATACCGCAAGGGAACCTTACAGGGGCATCTACAATAGTATTGATAACAGCACTAAAAGAAAATGTAGAGCTACTTACAGGTACTCGTGGAGAAGACGATTTAGCTAGTAAAGCTGTAGCTATAGATCAAATTAAGCAAACTGCACTTGGCAGACAAGATGCTGTAGCAGTAAATGCAAAAGGGTTAGGTGTTACCATATCTGGTACAAACGTCCCAAACTATGATGATTATGTAAAGTTAGTTAACGATGTGCAAACATTAATGAATGATTTGTTTGCAACAAGAGAGGCAATAGATACATTACTAGCACAATTAAAAGGACAGGCTTAGGAGGTAAATATGGTAGGTCTAAGAAAACGGCTTAGTCGCAGGCGAAGGCAGCAAAGAGCACAGCGCCAATCAGGACTATCGCCTAGTAGCTTTAATGCACAGAGTACAACTCCTGGGGGTACTAAAGTTAACCTAGGTCGTGGGGGTACACTGACAGCAGCCCCTGCTAGTTTGCAAGCACCAACGGGTACTACGGCAGCTACTGCTAAGATTGCATCTCCAGCTGCACAAGGCAGACCTTTAGGTGCACAAGCACCAAATCTTGGCCCTTCTCTTGATGTACCACCAGCGTTACAAACTCTTATTAAAGGTGGTAACCTGCCTATGATTAACATGGCAGCTGTTAATAGACCTATTCCTACAGGTACAGCTACTACTAATAAAAATGTTCCAGCTTTAGATTATCGTTTTCAGCCTTACGCTTTTGAAGAAGGTGGCATGGTTGGCCCTGGAGGTATGCCAGTACAACAAGGTATGCCACAGCCTATGAATAAAGCACCTTTAAGTCCTGAGCAAATGGATGGAGAAATGGCACGTACTGTCCAGAACAATCCACAAGCCATCCAGCGTTTAGCTGCTGAGTTACAGAATGCTATTCAAACTGGTGAGCTTCAATCAGATCAGGTAAACATGGGACTACAGTTAGCACAGTCTGCTGTACAAGATCCTAGTCTTTACCCACAGCTACGTGAGTTTGCTCTTAACAATGGTTTGGCAGAACAAGATGATCTGCCTATGGAGTACGATGAAGGACTTGCGTTTATAATTATACTTGCGTGTAAACTTGCATTAGGTATGCCAGTTCCTGGAATGGGGCAGCCTATGGAGCAAGGTATGCCTAGCATGAGATCTGGTGGGGCATTACCAAAAGAAAGCCCTAACCCAGGTGGCGGTATTCCTATTATGGCTCATGAAGGTGAATACGTAATACCTAAAGAAGTTGTGGCAAGAAAAGGTACAGAATTTTTTGATAAACTAATACAGGCAAATAATGGTTCAAAAGTCAGCTAACGTAGTAGAGTTTCCAGCAAACTCATTTGACCCTTTGCTTCTTAGTACTAAGGAGCATTTCGATAAGTATTGGGCGTATGCAGAACCGCATATCAAAAAGTGTCTTGATGAAACAACACATGGTGAAATAGAGACCCGTCATATATATGAACGAGGATTGGCTGCACAGAATTACATTATAGTGGTTAAATCAGATGCAGGGCCAGAGCCAGAAGTAAAACTAGTTTTAGTGTTTGAACCACGTATATATCCTAATTTACCTGCTCTTAATTTATTAGCCATAGGTGGTTCTGATTTAAAGTCTTTGTCAGATAAATACTGGGAAAAACTTTTAGGTTGGGCTTATATGAATGGCGTTAGAGCTATAGAAGGTTTAGTTGGTAATCCAGCTATGGAACGTGTCATAAAACGATTAGGGTTTAAACCAGTATACACTCAAATGAGATTAGATTTAACGGAGGCTCCAGATGAAACACATTGATTATGTAACAAATACGGGGCTAACCCCGATAAATTTAGAACCATACACCGAACATGGTGGTGGCGGAGGGTTTAAAAAGATTGTAGCCGTTGCAGCTGCAGTTGCTATACCTTTTGCAGCACCTACGATTGCAGGAGCTATTGGGCTATCTGGGACTATTGGGTCAGTCATGGCTTCAGGTTTGGTAGGTGCAGGACTAGGAGCAGTAGCTGGACAGATTACTGGGCAAGGTGCAACTAGAGGTGCACTCCTTGGTGCTTTATCAGGTGGTGCTGCAGGTTACTTTAATCCAGGAGTAGATCAAGCAACAGGTCAGGCCTATCAACCGTTTGCTGGTACTAAATTTAGACCAGACGCTTACAATGCAGCAGTAGATGCTCAGCTTGCTAACACCATGCCTGGCACTGCTGTTGAGTTTGGTAGTGATGTAGCAGATGCTACACAGATAAACACAACGCCTACGTTAACTGAAGGTGCTTCCACATCTAGCACTACACTAAATACTCAGCCAGTTGTAGAGGGCGGAACAGCACCGATCAGTGTTCAGCCTGATGGTGGCGTTACACAATTTACACCACCTAGCGTAGATAGTGCATCTGCTGGTTTAAATACTGGTAGTACAGCAGTTAATAATGCTGGAGTTAGTGCTGCAAAAGGTGCAGGCGCAGGTACAAATCCATATGAAATTAAGTTAACAGGTGACAGATTTGCTGATTTTACAAATGTATTAAAAGGTAGATTTACTGATCCTACAGCATTAGCTGATCTTACTGTCCAAGCTAGTATTAATGTGCTTGGTGCTACATTGCTGAAGCCAGAGTTATCCGATGAAGAACAAGAACTAATAAACTTACAAAAGCAACAGTTAGCAGAACTAAAAGCAAAAGATGAAAAAGCTTATAATTTTGCTATGCAGCGAGCACAGGCGTTTCTTGATAAAGCTGAAAACTTTGATGTTCAGCAGTATGCTAGACAAACATATGGTAGAACACTAAACAGGTTGTCACAAGCTAAACGAGAAGCACTACGTAAAATTAACCCTAACAGACCTGGACTAAGAGCTGCAGAAGCAAGACGTTTTGACCTTGGCATAGGTTCGCAAGGTGCTACTGCTTATGATAGGGGTATGATTACAGGGCTAAAACAACAAGGCGATTTCTATAACAAAGCAGCTAGCACATTCCCAAGTGGTGGTGGCAACTATAGTGCAGCTTTAACAGGGCTAGAACAAACATATGCTAACCTAGCAAAGAAACAATCAGATGCTCAAAAAGGTATAAACCAGATGTTTGGCCCGCTACTAGTTGATGGTGGCGATGGTAATGAGGATTACCAATCATTTAAGCTAGTTCCAAGTAGTATTTCATAGGTGTACAGATGGCTTTACTAGATTTCTTACGATCAACAGTACCTGTAGACGCTAACGCTCAAAGCGGTTTTACTCAAGGTGCTGAAGATTATATGAGGCGCAGGAGAGCTGGCCTAGAAAATCAACGCCTGAGACGAGAAGAAAATTTCCGTAAGATGGAAATGAATAGACCTCCTGCTCAGTTTGATGTGGGTGAGTTATCAGGGCAGATAAATACTGGTCTACGAAATATACCTACAGTAATTGCTCCTGAAGAAGAGGGAGCAGGTGGTGTTGATGCTAACGAAGAGTTTGGATATCCAAGTGGTACTACGCCTAAACCTGCACCAGAAATCCCACCTGCTATAACAGACGAAACTCCTTTCCCAGGTCAGATTACTTTTCCTGAGTATGAGCAACCTGATCTTTCAGGTTTGTTTCCAGAAGGCACTACAGAAAAAACTGATGCACAAGCTGAAGAAAAAGAAGCACTGCATGTACAAGGGATGCCTTGGAAAGTAGTACCTAAAGGTAATGGACAGGTACTAGTACATAATGGTGTTGAGTATGATATCAAAGATGTATTTGGCGATGGTAGTAGTCTTCAGATTGTAGATAGAAACGGGCGTCCTAACTTTCCTTTAACAGATGCATTTACCAAAGGTCGTATTCAAGGAATTGTAAACACAGAACTAAACCCAGGAGATGTGGATACAAATGTACCTACACCTCAAGCACCTACTCAAAACAAATTTATAGATAGCGCAGTCGCATCTGTAAAAAACGACAGATTTAGAAACATACAATCGCAGTTAACTATTGAGCAAGCTAGGTTGATTGGTATACCTGAGGGTGAAGCTCTCGCATTGCTAGCTATAGAATCTAACTTTGGTAACGTGCCATTTACAGGTGGTCAAGCTAAAGGTGCTTTGCAGATAGAAGCTCCTGCATTTACAGATGTAAAACAATTTTACGCTGGTAAGATGCCAGCGGGTGCAGATCCAGGAGAATGGGCAAAACTAAAAAATATTGCTGCTGGTTTACCAAAGAATTTTTCTGGGTTGACTGATAACAGAGATCAGATCACAGCTTCATTGCTATATTTTAAACTAATTAAGTACAAAGGTGTAGATCCTAAATTCCAAGGTGCTGCATATAACGATGGTTATGGTAAATTTATAGGTATTAACTCTCTACGAGATGTAAAGAAGTTTGCTAAGAACCACGACTATAATTCAGTAAACACATACAATAGAGCATTTGTAAGTTTGCAAGGTTATCTAGGGCAAGTAGGTAATTATTTCTATCCTGTATCTGGCGGACAAACAGTAGCAGCTAATGTTCCTACTGTTGGCCCAGTACCATCAGGGGCAAGTACTACAACTCAAGGTAATACAGTTGGGATGCCAGGACTCACTAGCCAGACAACTGCTAATACTGGTGGTGTTCCGTCCCAAACAAATATAGATAGCACTAATAGAACAGCGACAGTTGATCAGTCAAAAACAGATGTTACTGATGAAGTTGGGATTGATACAAAAAGCACATCAGAAAAAATAATTGATAACCCTAAGAAAACTGTCGAGTTAGTTACTAAGCTATCTGAGAATCCAAATAGATTTGGTTTTGAGTTTAGCAAAGCTTTGGAAAACAGAAACTTAATAGCTGGGCGTATTGAGAATATGCGAAGGGCAGGACTCACTGGTATAAACAGACCAGAGTATGCTAAGGGCATAGCTGATTTAATGGTTCTTGATTCTGCATTGTACGTAATGCAAGCTATGGATGCACTGCAACAGTTTAAAAATACAAGAAATCCAAGTAGGTTAAACGCTGTGCTAGATGCATTTACAGGGGGCACTGCTTTAATTCAAGCTAGGTCTGATGGTAAGTTTGATTTTATAAAGCCTGATGGCACTATCATAGATAAAAGTTTGTCAGGTCTTACTGACGAAAATGTTACTAGAGTATATCGTACTGTAGTTGATTCTAAATTTAGAAGTACAATAGAAGCAACAGAAGCTGCAAATGCTAAAGCAAGAGTTGCATCTCAACTTAAGATGTTAGAAGAAGCAAATAAAATTAGCCTACAAGCTATTGCTAATATTCTAGAGAAGAACGCAGAAACTAAATTAGAACAGGGTGATGACGGAAATATAATTACAATTACTCAAGGTGGCATTCCAATGAGAAGCTATCAGAAAACAACTGTAACACAAGAGATAGATGGTAAATCAAAAGACGTAGAATCATGGGTTCCTATAGTTATACCTGAAATTAGCTTTGGCACAGGAACTACAGCTCAAGACCCATATTCAATAGCGTTAAAACAAATTGGCTTACTTGGTCAGTTAGGTAGCGGATCTCTGTAACATGGCGCTTGAAGACTTGAATCCATATGGTAAAGCAGGACTACAATCTTTCCAATCAAGAACCCTAAACTCTATGGACTCTAATCCTGATGTGCCAAGGGTTACTGACTTCTATTCTAACTATGGAGCTATGGGAACTGATCAGTTAGTAGCACCAGATCTAAGTGGTTTTGCTAGAGGTATCGCTTCTGCAGCTCAAGTAAATAGAATTGCTGATATACAAGAACCTAGTGTCGGGTTCAATGAGCTTACCAATCAAGTATTTGTAAATGGTCTTACGTTTGATGCTGATGATTACCAAACAGCAGACCGATCAGCTACCCCTGAGTATCTAGGTAGAACACCCACAGGTTTGCCTGAAGGCTTTAGCAGGTTAGATCCTGAGTTATATGCTCAATACATAAAAGATATTAGAGATCCAGGTCTAGGTCGCTTTTTTGCAAAGAATATTGGTATTGGTGCTGATAACCTACAAAACTTTTACTACTCAGGCGCTGCTTTTCTTGGTGATTCTATTGGTTCTGAAACTATAAGTGAGTACGGGCGTGAAGGTATAAAACAACAGACAGAAGATCTAAGACGTAAAGAGCCATTCAACTATGTATTGACTGAAGATGTAGATGATGTTGAGTCAGGTATTAAATGGTTTGTAGGACAGCTAGGACAACAAGGGCCAAACCTTCTTGAGTCAATGGCTGCGTTCTTAGTTGGTGCAGGTGCAGCTACAGTTGCAACAGGTAATCCTCTAGCTGGTGTTGTAAGTGGCGTTGGTGCAGCTCTTGGTAAAGGGCAGTTCAGAAAAAGAATTATGGATATTGTAGCCAAGAAAAGGCGTGGAGAAAGATTAGATCAAGGAGACTATGCATTAATAAAAGGTATGTCTGGTATAGCTGCTGCTATTGGAAACAGTTATAGAACAGGTGTCAGCGATACATATCTACAACTTCTTGAGTCTGCAGAGATGAAAGACCCAGGAGCAGGTCAACGGCTTTTTGCATTAGCCGCAGGTGTACCGTATGCCCTAGCTGAGACAGCGTCAGAAGCATTTGTTGTAAGTAAGTTCTTAAATCCAGTTGGTGCTAAGAGTGCATTTAGGCGGATTTTAACTGGGTTTGGAGCTGGTGCTGCAGCAGAGGGTGCAGCAGAGGGCGTACAAGAATCTATTGTTATGGGTTCAGATGCATTTTTAAATGATAAAGAATTTTTAACAGAACAAAACGGTATACAACTTATCAACGCTATAGCTGCAGGTGCAGCTGTTGGTGGCCCAATCACAGGACTTAGTGGACTACGCAGAGGTGATACAAACGAAGTTAACTTACTAGATAGTAGGGGGGTAACTGATGAAGGTGGGGGTACAGCTACTGTACAAGAAGAATCTCCACAAGGTGAGTTGTTCCCTGATGCCGATTTAGGTACGGCTCCTGTACCTGAAGGCCCACTTCAAGGCGAACTATTTCCTCCAGAAACAAACCTTGGAGTGGGTGTACAATTAGATCGTCCGATTGAAGAACAAGGTAATCTTATTAGCCCTGAGCAAGCACAGTTTGATATGTTTGACCCAGAGCAGTTACAAAATAGAATACCATCCCAGCAACCTGGGTTTGCAGGTTTACAAATACCTATACAACAAGAGCTACCTCTTGGTTATCCTGATCCAGTTCAGTTAGATTTACCACTACCACCCCCAGCTGAGCCTGAGACAATTACACAGTCTCCTCCTCAAGAGGCGCAGTTATCATTGCCTTTTGATGATGCACCTAGAATGCGCCGCCCTAATGACATATTTGTTCCAGACGAACCTGTGCTAACACCCGCTGTTGAGGAGGATACAACACAGAAAGCATCAAAGCAGAAGCAACTGACTGATAACATAAAGCAGTCAGAGACAGAATTTAATCCGTCCACCGTGCCGCAACTTGTTGACAGACGAGATAAAAAAGACTTGCCTGCTACTGCCAAAGGTGAAAACCAAATATCTGGTGGTAAGCAAGAAGGTAAAATATCAGATCCTGTATCAAGAAAAGCTGAGTTTGATAAAATAGACTATGTAAGTCCCGACCTGGGTATTATACCTCCGCAGGTAATGCAGGATAAATATGCTGCAGCGATGAGGAAAATTAAACTAGTAGACGCTAAGTTTAAAAATAGAAAAAAGAAAGGTACAGAACCTACAAGATGGAAAGGTGCTCATCATAATGGTGGCATTGCTCTTAGAACAGACCTTCCATTCTCTCAACCTATAACTGCTGATCTTATTGCACATGAGTTGGGTCATGCATCCCATTCATTGTTAGGTGATCAAATCAATAACAACCCTGAGGTACTAGCAGAGCTACAAGCTATTGAGCAGACTTTGTATCCTGGGCTACGGGCTATAATAGAGCAGGCTATAAACGATGGTAAAAAACTAGACAACGAGTTCTTTAACTATCTGTTGTCACCAGAAGAACTTATTGCTGAGTTTAATGTGTTTAGGTTAAAGCAGCCAGAGCAAGCAGCTCAAATAGCTCCTGTTTTAAGCCAACTACTAGAGTCAGTAGAGCAAGCTCCTAATCTGGTTGTTGATCGTAAGACATTTCCTACAGGGTTTGGGACTATTGTAACTAAGACTACAGGTAATTTTAACGGTGATCTTAACCTTAGTATCAATCAACAAGATCAAAAAATAGGACGTAAAAACGCACGACTGAAGAAGGGAGTTAAAAAAGAGGAGGTCAAAGATGCCATTCAAGAGTCAGAAACAACGCAGGTGGATGCACAAGAACAAGCCGAAGATGGCAAAGGAGTGGGAGAAAAAGTACAAGAAACCACCAGGGTACGTCCTAAAGAAAAAAGCCTCAAAAAAGGCAAAGGCAAAAAGCAGAGTGTTCAGGCTAACACGGAACGAGACACTACCGTCAATGCCGAGAAGACGGAGCCGAAGACCGAGAAGCGCATAAGAGCTTTCAAAAAATCTGATTTATTTAATGAGGATGTAGTAGAAAGAACTTTCACAGACGATGATGGTGTTACACGAACTCAACTCATAGCAGGTGGTAGGATTGTTAGCGATGTTGCAGGGCCAACTAAAGCATCCTCTCTTAAACGTGGCAAACGAAAGGTTGCCCCTGATGTCACGAAGAGTGAAACAAAAACGACAAAGAAATCACAACAAGTTGACTCAAGAAATCGTAAACCTGTTGAAACGCTAAACGTAAAAGAACAATGGGATGCAAACAGACCAGCTGAAGACGCACCCAAGAGAGAAGATTTCCCAGTAAATCTACGGGGTGAGCTAGATAAACTGACTCCACAGCAAGCTCGTGATGTATGGACTAACAGACAACAACCTGATGGAAGTGGTGCTTTAGAACTACTGTCTGATTCAGTCGCTACTAAGGTAATTATATATACTCTAGACAATATGAAGCTAGCAAGCCGAGGTGTTAAATCATTTGACACTCAACAGATGGAGTCTTTGTTCCAGTATCTGTTAGATGTTTCTCTGTTTAACGAAAACAATAAAGAAGGCAGAGACTACCTAGCTAACTTTAAACTAAAACGACCAGAGTTTGTAAGTGCTGTAACTAGGGTAGTTCCTTTTGCGCTGGCCCAAGGTAATCTAAACGCAGAGACAAACACGTTGTGGTTTGATGTTGCTGTAAACGTAGGTGCACTACCATCACTTAAGCGACTACTAAAAACAGACGCATCTTATGCTACTTATAATCAGATAGAATCAGCAACGTTTAGCTCAGAACAAATAATTGAAAACAATATAGAAACCAATGAGGTAGAACTTACTAGCTTTGGTGGTATGTCTGCTGCCATATATTCAGACAAAACAAAAGGGCCAGTTGCATTAGCACGAAAGATGGCTGTGCTTATTGGTACTATTAAGACTGATATAATTAAGAGCGAAAACTCTCCAGCAGTGCAACAATTAAACAGGTTGTACCAAGGTACATCAAAGATAAAACCAGATCTAACTTATGAAATAGATGGTAAACCGTTGAGCATGTACTTTGATGCTAGTGGTAAGCTAAAGCTGAGACCACACAATACATACGGTATCAACAGACTTGGTAAAGAATATCCTATAAATGGATTCAAGTTGTCTCCTGTTACTATGGAAGAGAACAGGGTTTTAAATCTAATGGCGTCAAATATTACGCAAGAAGATAAAGTCAAAGCCCGTAAAGAAATGGAAGCTAAACAATTATCAGTTGAAGAAAGAGAGACCTTTGAGTCTATGCTTAGTGGTTACATGGGAGAAAAGAACCAAGCCCTAGCACGAGACATGGTAAACACAGGACAGGTAAAACTTTTTAACCCTAGATCTAAAGGTACTAAACTAAAAAGAGGTGAGGTATCCACGCTTGATACTGATCTAGTTCAAGATACTGACCTTGATGATATTTTTGCTGACATGGGTCTAACTGAAAAAGGTAACACACTTTTATTTGATGACGACAAGCCAGTAAAAGTTATGACAGTTGGCAAAGCTAAACTTCTAGCTAGGAATATGCTTAGCAAGTTTACTAACAAGCCCAACCTTACAGTGGCTAAAGACTTAGCAGATCTGCAACAAGTAAACCCAGAGTTGTATAATCGTATTATAGCTGCACGACCTGATGTAGAAAATAAAATGCTTTCAGGTATGTCTATTGGTAAAGAGATAGCTATCTTCAGTGATTACATTCATGGTGAGCAGCATCTAAAATTTACTTTAGTTCACGAAGCTATGGGTCACTTTGGGCTACGTTCGTTGGTAAAAGAGAGCCAGCTCAAAGCATTCTTAGATAACATTTATACTACTAGCCCATTCCTAAAAGACTCTGCTGACTTATACATGCAGAACCATAAAGTCGATAAGTATGTAGCTATTGAAGAAGCTATGGCTAACTACGTTGGTGCTTTAGAAACTAGCACTGTAGCAAAGATAGCTAACTTCATACAAAAAATACTAAACAAGTTAGGCCTTAAGAATTGGATGGACAGCGCTCCATATTGGGCCAACCAGTTGAGACGTTATGTACGTGACGGAGAGATCCCAGGTGGTGTAAGTCCAAAACAAGTAGCATTAAACGTAGAAGCTCTCGCTACTTCTAATGTTGGTATGTTCTCTGCAGCAAACATTAACTTAGCTTCTGACAGTTTCAGTCAACTGTATCAGTCTGTTGGCGAGTCCAACATGAGCAGCATAGTAAAAACAATTGGCAGCCGTAAGCTAACTGAAAATTTAGGTAGGGCTGCAGAACAAGTACAAACATTAGACAATATGGCAAACAAAAGTCTAGGTCTAAGTTTGATGTTTGACATCTTTAGACGACAAGCACAAACAGCTAAGTCAATCCTGTCTGAAGTAGACCATATGACTAGATCAGCAACGAGAGCTAGATGGCTTGGACTAAACAGTAAAGCCTTAACCTCAGATGAAGAAGTAGCAGTAGGTAGGATACTTGCCTTTGGTCATGAATATTTTAAAACCATAGCAACAGAATCAAAGCTAAAAGAATATGGTGATATAGTTATACAAGATCCGTTGACCAAAAGACCAATCCTCAATCAACCAGTATTAGCTCAAGCATTAGCAGAAACTCAGCTGACAGATGACCAGATTAAAAACGGATTTGAGTATGAGCAAGGTGGTGTTAATCAACCAACAGGGCCGCTAGTACCAGACTGGGATCCAGAAAACAATGAACGCCATGCACTAATGAGGGAAGTGTATCTGGCACAACGTGAAGGTTTAAACTACATCCAAGCCAGAGTGGCTCTTGGTAAATATCTAGGTGCTATAAGACAGTACGAAGCAAACAGAGATAAAATACAAGGACTAAGTAGTCAGTTTACTGCGGCTGATATGGGCGTGTTTGCAGAGATACAAGAAGTATTTTCCAAGTTGTATCAGGCAAATGCAAGACAGTCCGATGGTAAAATGCGTCCGACAGCAAAAGGTGTAAGAGATTCAGAGGCTTTCCTTAACGGAATGACAAGAGCTTTATGGCAGTCAGAAGCTGTAAATGATCTTAAAGCTATGAAGAGTGACGACTCAGCTAACGAAAGCAGACCAACTCAACTAGCTATTAACATAATAAACGAATGGAATCAAAAGAATCCAGATGACCAGATAGATATGACTAACATGGTATCTGGTCTAGAGCGTATGAATAAGTATGACTTGGTTGATCCTAACAAAGAAGGCAAACCTCGTGATCAAGTTGTAATGGATCTAATTCAAAAGCCTATAAAGAATCAAATAATTACAGAGACTCAGCTGATGAACGCTAATGTGTTTGCCAAGCAGGGTATCTTTGCTGGGTATACACCTATTAAAAGACGGGGTAAGAAACAGTTACGTTTCCAAATGTATGATGAGAATGGTAATCCAACAAAGATAGATCCTAGATTCTCTAGTGCATTCCCATACTACCAAGACGATAACCCAGACAAGCTTGCTGTTATGGCTAAAGATTATAACGAAGCTATAAAAGACACTGTGTTTGAAGTTCCAATTAGTGGTAAGCCAAACGAAAAAGCAACTCAGAAAGTAAAAGCAGTAGCCATAGTAGAAGACACATCAGGTGGTACAAACAGTGTTACATCTTTTAATTACGATGAGTTTGCTAATGTATTAAATACTTTAGGTATTGATATAGATCCAATAGAGCGTGAACGTATTGTTGTAGCTTTAACAAGACAACATGAGAAAGCAAGAAACACTCTCATGAAAGACTTTGTTCCAGGGTTTGATAAAGATGTGTTCAGATCTATAGCTGAATCAATAGAGTCGCAAGCTGCAATCGCTGCCAAGAACGAACATAGAACTGACATAGACATAGTTATGGCAGACACGAATAACTGGCAGTTACCTAAGAAGTATGTTGATAACGTATACCAAGAGTTACTAGCTGCTAGAAAAGGTGACAACAAAGAAGCAACTATGATAGCGCAAGAAAAATTCGACAGAATGTTGCGTATGTACATAGAAACAGCAGGTGAATCTCCTGGGTCTCCAGCTGCTGAATATAAATATGTGGATAAATATAATAGAGAACAGGTAGCAAAACCAAAAGGTAAAGCTAACAGGTACAAAGACAAAGCTGCTGAACTACTAGAGTTTTATTCACAGCAGAGTGATATAGCTGTGTCTGCTGAAGATGCATTTTCTAAATCAGATACGTTGTCACAGTTTAAATCACTGGCTGTCTTGTTCCAGTTGGGTGGTAGTATAGCCGCAGGTCTTATCAACCTAGTGTCTCAGCCTTTGATGGCGCTTCCGTTGATGGCAACCTACAATACCAAGACAGGTATTGGTGGAGGTTATGGTTGGGCAAATACAAGTGCGGCTTTGACACGAGCTAACATGAATTTAAAACGACCTGGATGGGGAGACCCAGCTTGGATTAAGAAAAACGTAATAGATAATAGTAACTATGGTACATACGGACTGAGTGAAGATGAAGCTCAGTTTATATACCGACAGACTAAACGTGGTATTCTTGACGCTGCCCTGGTTAACTCGCTAGCAGGTCGTGCTCGTGGCAACTTCTTTCAGAATGGTACAGCCACGGCTGTAAGCCGAGGTTATATGTCTGTGTTTGCTACAGCTGAGCAGTTAAATAGAAGAGCAGTTGCGTTAGCTACATACAGGCTAGAAAAGAAAAGACGTATGGCAGCTAATCCAGCTCTAAAAGATGGCGACTTCTTAGTTGATGACCAGCTATCGGATGTTGTTATACCTGCTGATAACCCTGACTTGTATTACATAGAAGATAAAGTCAATGAGATGGTTACCAAATCTCAAGGTGACTACGCTATGTACAATCGCCCCCCGATTGCTAGAGGTGGATGGGCACAATATCTATATATGTATAAACAATTTCAAGTCATTGCTACACAGATTGTCAGAGTATTGCCTCCGCAAGGTAGAGTGTATTACTTGACTGCATTGTTTTTAGCAGCAGGGTTGAAAGGTCTACCAGGGGCAGAAGATCTACTAGACATTATAGATACGCTACGTGCTAAGTTCGGTGGTTTAGTTGGGGCAAAAGGTTCTGTACCTACAGAGGTACAAATAGCAAACTTCTTAAGTAGTTTCGTAGGGACTCCAGAATTTTACTTACGTGGTGCAGGTGATTATCTTAGCGCTGGTGGTACAATAGGTAGCAGATTATCTCTAGGTGATTTGTTTCCATTGACAGGTGTATTTTTGCCAGGATCGAGCACCGTCCAAGAACTGAAAAACTTTGCAGGGCCATTGTTCGCAGCAGGATATGGTGGTGCTACAATGGCATATGATCTAGCAATGTTACCAACTAAAAGTAATAAGGGTAACGAGTTGATGCGTATAGCACAGAACTCACCCATTGCAGGACTGCGTAACATTGCAGATACAGCAATATACTTGGACACTGGTGATGTCATAAACGCAAGAGGATATACAGTAGTTAAAGATGTAGGCACAGGTGCTACAGTTATGAGGTTCTTAGGTTTCTATCCTAAAGAAGCATCAAGGGTTAATGATGCAATACGAATAACAAAAAGGATAGTAGACAATCAGAAAGAGATTACTAAAAGTTTTAGAGATGAGTGGGTAAGAGCTTTCCTAATGAAAGATAGGAGAGCTATGAGAGATATAGAAAGAGCAGTTAAAGAACATAACAGTGTACATGGTAAGAAGTCTCCGTTCTTTATAGATGACTTCAGAGGTAAAGCTAAGAGAGCCGCTAAGTCTGCATCGGAAGGCGCAGGTGCAAGGTTCTTAAAGACTACGCCTAAGAGTACTAGAGATAATGTCAGTGACCTAATAGAAAACTTCTACGGTGTATCGCTAAACTAATTTAAACTTACCTTGAGTAAGGTCTTCAATCTCTGACTCAACAGCATCCAGTATACCCATCAACCTTGG